AGCGACACGCTCGCCATGAAGAGCTTGCGGATGTTCGACAGCGTGCCGCCGCCGACGATGTTCACGCCGATGTCGACGTACGTCTTGCGCGTGCGCAGCGCGCCCAGGTCGTCGAACTCGGCGTCGGCGCAGATCGAGAGGCCGGGCGGCTGCAGCGCGCGAGGGTCGTTCTTGGTCTGAAGGCCCGCCGCGAACGGGATCGTGACGGTCTGGTACTGAAGTCCCGTGAGGCCCGGCATCACATCACCTGCACGTCGACCGTGATGGTCGCGCCCCAGCCGGTGGCCTTGAGCACGATGACCTTGGTGCGATCGTACGAGCTCGAGCGCACCTCCTCGATGTGCCCCGTCGTGCTCGGGTTCCGCGGCGCCGATTCCTTGATGAACTGCGGCACGCGCCCGAGCCCGTGCGCGATCGGCGTCGCCACGCCGTCGGCGAGCGCGACGTCCTTGATGAGCTTCATGCTCATCGCGGGCTGCTGCTGCAGTTCATCGATGCGCTCGCGATGGTCGCGGTTCGCCTGTTCGGCGATCGGGTCCGCCAGCTTGACGGTGCGCGCCGGCCTCATCGGTCGTAGTACCAGCTGCCGTCGAGTGGCGGCCATCCGTCGTAATCGTCCTCGACCATCTGCTGGTGCGGCGTGTTCTGCGTCCGGTCGATCGCCCACTTCACGAGGCGGTCGAAGGCATCCTTTTCCTTGGCGAGCGCGAGCGTCACGTCGGACTTGCTCTTCGCGAGCAGAAGGCCGGCGACGCCCCAGATGAGGTACGCCTCGCCGGCCGGACAGACGACGTCGACAGTGTCCGTGTCGAGGTACGTGGTCAGGTCTGGCGGTTGCGGGATATACCGGATGATGTACTGGTCGTTCGCTGGCGGCGTCGGATAGAGATAGATCGTGTCGTCGGCGAACTCCCACGCTCGCGCGTGGCCGGTGCGCCCCTTCCAGTACGCGCGCTCCTGCGGTTCGATGCGACGCAGGCGATGCACCTTGCCGCTGACCGTGTCGTAGATGCGCTCGATCGTGTCGACGAGAGAGAGGATGTCCACCGGCTCGGCGATGGTGTTCGTGCCGGTGGTCGTGACCGTCTCGGATGTCTCGAAGTAGCGATCGCCCTGCGACACGGCCTCGTAGAGCTCGCCGTACTTCTCGCTCATGAGGCCGTTGACCTCGTTGGTGTCGACCGACTTGTCGGTCTGCGTCGTGCCGACGGCCATGTCCGCGCGCTGCAGGCAGCGCGTGCGGAGTACGGACATGGCGAACCGGCGCGGCACGGGTCGCGCCGCCTCAGAACTTCGTCGTGCTCAGCTGGCTGAACACGAGCGAGACGTCGAGGAAGTTCGTCGCCGCGAGGTCGGTCGCGGTGCCGCTGCCGTTCCAGACATCGAGCTCGATCTGCTGGTTCGTCGCGTCCCACGTCCCGCCGGTCACGTCGAAGTTCTTGACGTTGGCCTGCGTCGCATCGCGGAGCGCCGGCTTGCCGTCGAAGCCGACGAACGTGCCGGGGTTGTCCTTGTTGTTGGCGAGCTTGAGCACGATGCGGCCGGCGGCTGGCCGGCTGACCGTCCAGCCCTGGCCGACGGACACCGTGGGCGCGTTGCCGTTGCCGCCGCCGGCGAGCACGATGCGGTAGCGTGACTCCTTCGGGATGCTGCTGAGAGACTTGTCGTAGAGCTGCATGGTCATGCTCCCTTCCGAGCGCTCAGCGCTCCCACCAGCCCATCGTGATCTCGAACGACTTGGCCGCCGACTGCGACCCGCTCCACTCGTGGAACGTCATCTGCTGCTGCGGACCGATCACGACCGGCGGACACGAGATGTGGCGCTCGAGCTGCGCGGTGCCCTCGAGCACCATGCCGCTCGGCGCGCCCTGCGCGCTGCCGAACGTGAACAGGTAGACGTCGCCGACGACCGGGATGACCGTTCGGAGAAGCCCCTGCCAGACCTGGCGCGCCTGCGCCGTGGCCGCGGCCGCGGTGATCGCCCCGAAGAACAGCTGGTCGACCGCCGAGAGGTTCGAGCTGTCCATGTTCGGGTTCACGATCGTGAGCCCCGTGCCGCCCGAGGCGTAGCGGCTCGAGCCCTGGTCGAGCTTGATCGCCGCGCGCAGGTTCGTGCCCGCGGTGCCTGCGGCCGTCACCTCGAGGCGGATGAAGTCGAGGTAGACGCGCTTGCCGCTGCCGGCCGCGGCGTTGTTGTGCAGCAGCGCCACCGGCGCGGTGTCCGAGAGCGTCGTCTGTGCCGCCGCGTCCGCGATGCCGGTGCCGGCGGTCGGGTTGCGGGCGACGAAATACGTGCCCTCGTCGGCGAGCGGGTACAGCTTGCTGCCGAACTGCGCCTGCACGTGCTGCTCGCCGTAGCGGCCGAGGCGCACCGGCGCGTACTGATTGTCTTGGAAGGGGCCCGGCAGGTTGTTGCGAGCGACCTGGCCCCACTGGTTGACGTTGTCACCGTTCGACATGGCTTCCTCCTTGGGGTCCCTTCCTCAGGTCGACTTGCAGGCGGCCACGCCGTGGCAGCTCGGGTCGTACTGGATGTAGTCCATGAGCGATCGCGAGCGAATCTCGAGACCGTCCGAGGACGTGTCGCGCAGCGACGGGCGGCCGTCGTCGCGGATGATATGGACGAGGTCGTCCATGTGCTTGATGCAGTGCGTGTCCTGCCGCATCAGCCGCGTCTCCGTGGACCGGCAGTCCGGATCCGCGATGATGCGGACCTGCCCGCCGCCCGCGAGCACGAGCGTCAGGTAGGCGAAGCCGATCGACGCACCGGCCGGCCCCTTGACGGCCTCGTACTCGACCTTGGCGCCGAGCCGGTCGGCCATCGCCTTGAAGGTCGACGGGAACACCGCGCCGTAGTCGACGCTCTTGCCGACGATCGAGATCTCGACGCCAATATCGCCGAGGACCTCCTCGGGATAGCGCGAGGTGTCGTTGATGCGCGAGCCGGCGAACGCCTCGACGTCGACCGAGCGGTCTAGCCCGCGGAAGCTGTCGCCGGCGGTCGGCGCGGTGAGCGGCGTCGACTTCTGCATGCCGAGCATGCACTGGCCGCCGCCCTGGTCGCCGTCGCGGAACAGATAGTCGTTGTCCGAGAAGCCCGAGATGCCGGCCGCGTTGTCGACCGTCACCTTCGCGTTCGCGCGATCGAGGCCGGTCACCTTGCACGTGCCCGTGCGGGCCGACGTGCCGTCGGCGTTCTGGGCCGCGCCGATCGTCATGTCGCGCTTGAAGTGCTCGACGTCGCGCTTGTTCGTCAGCGTGATGACGTTGCCGCTGATGCTCGCGCGCTGGCCGCGCATGCCCGAGCCATCGCCGAACAGGTCGAACGCGAGGCACGCGCCCTGCTCGTCGAGCACGCCGTTCTGCGTGCGCGTGACCAGGTTGTAGAAGCTCGCCTTGCTGCCGCGGGCGCGCATCATCGACGGACCGTCGAGGGTGCACACGCCGTACTTGAGATACGGCGTCGCGGCGAGCTGACCACCCTTGAGGCTGGCGGCGTTCGCCTGCGCGTTGGCGAACTTGCTCGCGATGCCCTGCGGGTTGCCGGTCGTGATGGCGTAGATGAAGTCCTGACCGTCGAACGCGGCCTCCTTGGGGATCCGCATGAAGGTCGGGTGCTCGCGCAGCGCGACCTCGGAGACCTGACGGTCCGAGTAGCGATGCTTGTAGATGTACGCGACGGAAGTGATGGTGCTGGCGTCGGCCACGGGTGAACTCCTGCTGCGCCCTCGTGGGGCGGTTGCGTGTCCTCGGGTTGTTCGCCGTGGGTCGCGTCGGCAGGGTCAGTCGTCGGGTCGTCGTCGCGGTCATGGGCGCATCGCGCGCCCGGGGAAACGTTAATGGATGGACTCCTCGTCCTCGTCGTCGAGCTTTCCGTTGCGGAGACGCTCGATGACCTCGGCGTCGCTCAGATAGCGCTTGCCGTTGGTGCCGCCGCTCGAGCCGCCGGCGGCCTTGCCGCTGCGGTCCTCGACGCGGATCGGCGCCGTGCCCTTGGTCCTGGGCTTGAGCGCGTCGGCCTTGAGCAGGTCGACGAGCGGACGATCGCGCTCGATGCCGGCGCGCCGGCGCTTCTCGAACGCGCGCGCCACGTCGCGCGGCGAGACGGCGTCGCCGTCGTTGGCGCGCGCCATCTGGTAGGCGAGCTGCTGGAGCCGCGCGCGCGTCGCCTTGGGACGGAGCTTGAGCGACTCGCGCAGGAACGGCAGCTCGTCGCCCGCGAGCTTCTCGACGCGCGCGAGGTAGGCGTCGACCTGCTGGGAGGCGGTCTGCTCTTCGTCGCGCTGGGCGAGCCGCTGCTCGAGCTCGGCGTAACGGCGCTCCTGCTCGTCGATGCGCAGCCGGAGCTCGCGCTCGCGGCGCAGCGCGGCCGCGGCGGCCTTGTTCTTGGGGTCGGCCGAGCCGGCCTTCGACAGGCCGTAGAGGATCTTCGAGACGTCCTCGAGGTCATCCTCGCCGATGCCGAGTGCCATCAGGACGCCGGCCGGGTCGGACTTCGCGCGCGCCTTGAGCTTGCCGAACTCCTCGGCCGCCTCGACCTTGGGCTTCCATTCGGCGACGAACGCCTGCTGCTGCTGCTCGAACTCGCGGACGCGCGCCTGGTGCTGGTCGCGCGCGCGCTTCTCGTTACGGCGCACCTGCTCGAGGCGCTTGGCGGTGTCGGCGTCCTTGGGCGCCGGCTCGTCATCGACCGGGTCGGCCTCGTCAGGCTCCTCGTCGTCATCCTCGAGGTCGAGGTCCTCGTCCTCGTCTTCGGGCTGCTCGTCGTCGTCCGGATCGGCGGCCGGCGCGGCCGCAGGCTTCTTCGTTGCCTTCGCCGGCGCCGGTTTGTCGCCCGCCTCGGGCTCGTCGCCGCGGATGAACGCCTCGCGAAAGGCAGCCTCGTCGTCGACCGCGCTCGTGGCGCGCTCGACGTCGCCGGTGGGCTCGCCGTCGCTCGGATCGTTCTCGTCGGCCATCGCGATGATGCTCGATCAGCCCAGCGCGCCACCCAGATTCACGGCGTTCTGCGAGAGCGCCGGGGCCGGCTGGCCGGCGCCCGGCTCGGCCGTCATGAACGGTGGAGGCGAGCTCGGGCCGCCGGGCCCGGGCCCCTGCCCTGCAGCCGCGGCCGCGGCGACCGAAGCCTTCTGTGTCTGGTCGACGATCCAGCCCGCCTGCGACACGAACTGCCGCAGCGCCTCGAGGCGGTCCTCGGGAGCGCCGCGCCGGCGCCACAGGAGGTATTCACGCTGGCCGCGCCATACGCACATCGCCGCGTTCATGAACGGCTCGGGCATGACGATCTTGCCGTCGCGGATCTCGTCGAAGCTCTCCTCGATCGCGTCGATCGCGGCCGTGTAGAGCGACAGCTCGCCCTCGAGGTCGGGATGCTCGAGCATCCGCGTGAGCGCGTCGGTCGAGATGATGCCCGCCTGCGCGAGCTCCATCGCGAACTGCAGTCGCCCCGCCGGCGTCCGCGGCATCGTCGAGGACGCCATCAGCGTCGCCTTCAGGTCGCCGAGGTCGACATCCTTCCATCGGATCTCGCGCGTGCCGAACCGGCCATGGCGGATCATCTTCGGCGCCCCCTTCCGGAGGTCCTTGCAGACCTCGAGGACGCCGGCGAGCGTGTCGAGCACGAGCTGCTCGAAGTCCTTTTCCTGCGGCGCGTAGCGGTCGGTCGTCTGATCCTTGAACTCGCGCAGCGCGACGGCGCTGTCGAGGCCGGGCGGCTTCGCGGCATGCGTCGCGAGGCGCGATAGGCCGAACTCCTCGGCGCCGGCGTTCTTGAGGTCGACGCGGCTCTGATACGTCTCGGGCCCGAGCGCCTGCGGCGTGAACGACGTCGGATAGTCGGAATGGCAGACCGCGACGGCGCCGATGCGCGACGTCGTCACGCGCAGCTTCGCGTCTGGCGGCCGCACGTAGACGGTCGGCCACGCGACGCGATCGAGGCCGGCCTCGATCTGGCGGTTGCGGCGGTTGAGCGCGCGCTGGATGCCGGCGATGCGCTCGGCGCCGCCGATGCCGTACCAGCTCTTGGCGCGGACGCTCCACACCATCATCGCGTACGGGAAGTGATCTTTCCCCCACTTCTCGTCGAGCAGCACGCCCTTCTCGAGCGACTTGATGTGGCGACCCGGCTTGTAGCCCGGCTCGCCCGTCGGCAGCCGGTAGCTGTCGAGATAGACGACCTGGTTGTCGAAGAACGGGATGTAGCGCATCTGTCCGTTCGTTCGCCAGACCTGCTGGTGCTGGTCCCGCGCGGCCTCGATCTCGTCGCGCATCTTGGGGAACTCGGCGATGAGCTCGTCGGCGTCGACTGCGACCCACTCGTGCAGCTGCCGCGGCGCGCGGTTGTCGCAGGTCTCGTTCTGATCGACGACGACGTTCTCGACGAGGACCTGCTGCACGAACGGCTTGCCGAACTTCTGGCCGTACTTGACGAGTCCGTTGCCCTTCTTCGCGGCCTCCTTGAAGGCCTGCCGGCAGTGCTTGTGCACGTCCAGCTTCTTGGACATCTCCTCGGCGTACATCTCGAGGCGCCGCGCGATGAGCTGCTGGTCCCAGTCGCCGCCGTCGGTCTCGACGCGCGGGCGAATCTCCGCGGTCGAGATGATCGCGGTGACCGTATCGACGTTCGACGCGACGATGTTCTCGTGCACGCCGTTGCGGCGCTCTCGCTCGGTGTCGTCGAACGAGCCGACCGCCGGCGTGTATGGGTCGTAGAGGACCTCGAGGCGGTAGAGCCGGTCGAAGACCTCGCTCTGGTTTTCCTCGAGGCGACGAACGACGCCCCAGACCGCCTGCCCGGCCTGGTCCTTGGGCATCCGCCACCACAGCGCGTCGTCGGAGTCGCTCACGCCTCTTCACCTCGGCGCGATCGCCGCGGCACGCGGCCGCCGAAGGTGTCGGGATCGTCGAGCACGTCGAGCTCCTCGCCGGCGACGTCGGCATCGTCCGGCAGCTCCGGCGCCGGCGGGGCGATCTCGAACGAGGCCACCCCGGCGAGCTCGACGCGGCCGACCACGCCGGCGTCGCGCAGCTTCGGGGCGCTCTTGATGATGAGCTCGAGCAGCTCGGCGGGGCTTAAGAAGCTACCAGCCGCCATCGTCGTCGTCCTCGAGCTCGGCGAACGCGTCCGCGAACATGTCGTCGTCCGCATCATCGCCGTCGTCCTTCTCGGGCCCGGCGTCTCGCAGCCGCGGGTCCTCCCACGCCGGCGGCGCCGGCGTGGCCGCGGCCGCGGCGCCGCCCGGATCGAACGAGATCGCCACGGCCTTGCGCCCGTAGATGAGCGTGTCGGTCGAGTGATTCGCCTGCGCCTTGTTCTCGCGCAGGATGCCGTACTCGTCGGCCTTCCACTGCAGCTCGAGCAGCTGCTTCTCGAGCGGCGTGTCCGCGATGATGAAGATGCGGCCGTCGCCGAAATCGCCGTTGACGAGCTCGATCGCGCCGAACTTGTAGTCCGCCTTGCGGTCGGACTTCTTGCAGCGGATGCCGTAGACGTTCGCGAGCTCGTCGACCAGCGCCTGGTCGGCGTCGAGCTCGATGGCGTCCGGCCAGCCGGTGAGGCCGAACAGACCGCCGTACGGATCGAGGCGACCGCCGCGGAGCAGTCGTTCGACCGCCTCGGTGCCGACCAGGACCTCGGCGATCGGCTTGCCGTGCATGCGCATCCGCTCGAGCGCGAACACGTGGAACATTCGCCGCGCCGGGTCCGCCGGCGCGAACGCGAACATGTTGATGGCGAACGGGTCGCGCGTGCCGCCGGCGTCCATCGCGAGCACGAACCGCCACGAGCCGACGTCCTTGGGCAACGCGGCGAGCGCCGCGCGCAGCATGTCGAGGCCCTCGAGCTTGCGATCGCCGAACGGCCGCCACTGGTTCCACGGCTTGCCGTCCTTGTGCGGCTGGTAGCGAAACACGGTCGTCGTGTTGTTCGCCGCCCACTTGCCGAGGCTCTCGCGCATCCAGATCGGGTGGTCGTCGCCCCAGCCCTTGCGCGCCTTCTGCTTGAGCTGCTCCTCCCAGTTCGCGACGAGCGCTGGATACAGCCGCTTCGAGTTCGGCAGGTCGACGACGTCCTTGAGCGTCCAGGCGTGCGAGCTGTAGCCGTCCCAGTTCTGGAACTCCGGCCGGTCGCGCAGCGCGTACGGCCGGTGCTTGTCGGAGCCGTCGCGCGTGACCTCGTAGAAGATGCCTGCGAGGTGCTGTGGAGGCGTCGAACCGACGATCTCGACGCCGCCGCGCTCGGGCTCGAACGCGAAGCCGTCGAGCGCGTCGTCGGGGTCGGCCTCGGCGAGCGCCGGCAGCAGCCAGTCGGGCAGCGCGAGCGCCTCGCCGAGGCGCGGCGCGACGCACTCGTCGAGCAGGTACTCGAGCAGCTGCGGATCGACCGATCCGCACTCGTCGGCCTGGAACTCGGTCTGCGGGAAGCCGCGGAACTTGTCCGCATCGCGCCGGTCTTCGACGCCGCGCAGGCGGTAGATCGAGCCCGTGCGGTGGCACGTCATCACCATCTTCGCGTCGGTGAACGAGACGTCCGGATCGGGCCCGGTCGTGCGGATGCCGTACGCCTCGCAGACGCTCGGCAGTCGACCCCAGTTGAGCTCGCGCGCCTGGTCGGCCGACGTCGCCGCGTAGCCGATGTACTGCCGAGGCAAGAGCACGAGCTTGATGAGCGCGCGCGCCCGCTTCGTCGTTGTCTTCGTGCCGCCGCGGCCAACAAGTAGCGAGATGCGCTTGCTCGGGTCGATGACCGCGTCGCGCTGCCACGGATGGCAATCGGCGAGCATGCGCCGCGCGATTTGCAGGCCCCACAGCTGGTCGGGTGCGATCTCGCGAGCTCGCGCCCGCTTCTTCGCCCACGGCTTCGCCGGCGAGGCCCGCGCGCGCGTCATCGCGGTGGCGCGGTGCGCTCCTTGAGACGGCCCGGCGGAGACACGAAGTAGATCGCGCGCATCCGCACGACGGCGGCGTCATGCGCATAGTCGAACCATGCCGCGACGCCGTTCTCGTCGGCGATCGCTGCCGGCATGTGGCCCGGCCACCAGCGCACGACGGGAACGTCGAGATCGGCCGGAAGGGCCGCGGCAATGCGCTCGCCGAGCAGGCGACATGCTGCCAGCACGCGCTGGCGGACGCACTCCTCCAGCCCCCAGCGGTTCGCGACCGCCAGGCCGGGGAATCGAACGAGCGCGTACGCCGTCCGTGCTTCGATGGCATACAGGCGTCCGTCCTCGAGCTCGATGAGGAGCCCGATCCCGCCGGCGTCAGGAGCCGGCGCGAGCTCGACACCTGGGCGCCCACGCAGCTCGCGGGTCAGCTCGGCGAGCATGTCGGCCGAGCTCGGCCAGTGCGCCATGATGGCGTCGTGCGCGCGCTGCGACGGAGAGTAGAACCGCTCGTCCTCGTTCAACAGCTGGACGAACTCGGTCGCGGCCTCGACGGGCGGCCTCACGACTTCACCTCGGCGGGCAGGAACAGTGCCCAGCTCTCCGGGATGTAGAACACGATGTCCTCCGCCTTCGCATGCCGCGCCTTCTCGACGAGCCGGTAGAAGCGCTTGCGCGGCAGATAGGTGATCGAGACGCGGTCCTTGGCGCGGATGACCGGGAAAACCTTCGGTTCCTCGAACGGCAGCGTGTGCGGCTTGTCGAAGTGAAGCTCGAGCACCGCGATCTCGTCCTCGGACGGCGCGGCCTTGCGGTTCTGGTTGGCGGTCGGGTCCATCGGTCGTCCTTTCAGTCGTGGTAGCGGGCGAGGTTCGGGTCGTAGGCGGCGCGCGGCACCTTGCTGCCGAGCTCGGGGACCGCGTACGTCCAGCACGTGAACCGGAACGGCAACAGCGGGTCGATGCCGAGCGCGCCGAACAGGCGCCGCGCGTGGCCGGCGCGCCGATACGGCTGCTTGACGTACAGGTAGTGCACGACGCGCAGCTCGGGGTCGCCGGCGATGAAGCCGAACAGGAATTGGGGGTCGTCCTGGTCGAACGCGACGACCGTGCGCACGCCGGGCCGAGCGAGCAGCTTGCGAATCTGCGCGTGCATCACGCCGGCCCAGTCGTCGTCGGCAATCATGCCGGCCGTCGGGCTCGCCTTGAACGAGCGCGACCAGGTCGAGACCACGAACGAGAGGTCCTCGCCGTCGGCATCGCGATGCCCGACCTTCATCAGTCGTCGATCCCGATAACGCTCTCGTGGTGAGCGCGCGCGAACTCGTAGACCTCCCGCTTGCGCTCCTCTTCACGGATGCGCTCGCGGTCCTCGCGGAACTCGTACAGCAGCTGGCCCTCGGCGAGGTTCGAGACGTCGAGCCACTCCTTGCGCTCGGGCTTCTCCCACTTGCCCTTGATCGCCTCGACGCGCCGGACGCGGGCCATCGGTGCGCAGATGCGGTACTCGCTCGGCGCGTGGCACTTCGGGCACGTGATCCAGTCGGGTGGCTCGCCGTTGATGCGCGGTACTTCGGCCTCGAACCGGCCGCAGTTCGGGCACTCGAAGTCCTCGATCGAGATGCGCGTCGGTGATCCGCGAACGATGATGCGGAAGCTCATGCGAGTCCGCTTCCTCGCGGGCCGTTGATCGCGGCGAGGCGGCGCACGAGCTCGGCGCGCTCGGCAACCGACAGGCCGGTCGCCCACGCGACCACGCCGTCGATCGTGTAGTCGACGAGGCCCTTGCGTTCGTACGCGTCGATCTTCCGCGCTTCGGCGGCGAGCATGACGAGCAGGCGCTTGTCGCGTGGCTCGCCGCGCTTGCCGCGCGTCGGCTTCTTCGCGATCGCCTGCTCGTAGTCGGCGACTTCGCCCTCGAGCAGCTCGCGGACGCGCGCGAGCAGGTTGTCGCCGCTGCTGCGCGGCCCGGATCGCTTGGCCATCGACGCCAAACTGCGTCGAGAACGCTCCGGACCCCGATTCTCGTCAGATTTTCGGCCCGAAATTCGTGCGAGCGCCTGCGCGCCA